CCCGTGAGGAATTTGAGGCATACGCCCGTGCGATGGATGCCGCCAATGCAGGCGTTGTGAAGTCCGCGGGTGAGCGTAAGGCCGTGCTGCCCAAGATGCCCGCCGCAAAGAAGCCTGCAGCCAAGGCACCCGCCAAAAAGTCCGGCAAGAAGTGACCCCCTATGCCCCGGCCCGGAACACCGTAGACGAGAAACCGGATCTGCGGGCCGGGGCATGAAAGCTACACGACGAGGCGGCTGCAGATCCTGGCAGCGTGGCCTCGATCCAGACAGAAAGGTGGTGAGCGTCACGGATGGCAAACAAGCGAAAGTTTAACAGTCCCGAAGAAATGCAGACCAAAATCGATGCCTATTTCGCGGACTGCAAGGGCGAAGTCCTGACCGATCAGTACGGAACGCCTGTTCTCGATAAATACGGTGAACCTGTTGTTCTGGGCGCGAAGCCGCTGACCGTTACTGGCCTCGCGCTTGCGCTGGGCTTTACGACCCGGCAGGCGCTTTTGAATTATCAGGCGCGCGGTGAGTACCGGGCGATCATCGAAACGGCAAAACTAAAAATCGAAAATTACGCAGAAATGCGTCTATATGACCGGGACGGCTGTAACGGTGCGCGGTTCAATCTCCAAAATAATTTCCGCGCATGGGATGCCGACAAGCCGCAGGAGAACGGCAAAAAGGCCCCGGCAATCAACATCATTTGCGACATTCCCAAGGTCGTTGCACCCGATGCAGGCTCCATGGAGAGTATTGACATCGATCCCCAGTCCGTGAACGATCTGCTCAAGGGTCTGGACGGCAAGGCGGGCGGTACGGATGGCTGACGAATCCACTAAGCTGTCGGACATTATCGCCCCTCAGTTCTACCCGGTCTATTGGGACATCCAGAACGGCGGACATACCTACTACGATCTGTACGGCGGACGTGGCTCCACAAAGTCCTCTTTCATCGGCACAATGCTCCCGCTGGGTATCATGCAAGACCCCCTTGCAAACGGTATTGTGTTCCGTAAGGTGGCCTCCACCATCGGCACGTCTGTCTTTGAACAGGTGCTATGGGGAATAGAGGCCCTGGGTGTGAGCGATCTTTGGAAAGCTACCACAAGCCCCTACAAGCTGACCTACAAGCCCACGGGGCAGGTCATTTTGTTTCGTGGTCTGGACAAGGCAAAAAAGCTGAAATCCGTCAAGGTTTCCCGTGGTTACTTCAAGTACCTATGGTTCGAGGAGCTTGACGAGTTCGCCGGTGAGGAAGAAATCCGAAGTGTTCAGCAGTCCGTTATGCGTGGCGGCACGCAGTTCGTGGTTTTCAAATCCTTCAACCCGCCGATCAGCCGCCAAAACTGGGCCAATCAGTACGTTTTGACCCCGCGCCGGAAAGCCCTGCGGCACCGGAGCTGTTATCTCGAAGTTCCCCCGGCATGGCTGGGCGAACAGTTCTTTGATGATGCTGAGGCCCTAAAGGAAACCAACCTGCGGGCGTATATGCACGAATATCTGGGTATCCCCGTCGGCACCGGTGGCGAAGTCTTTGACAATCTGGACATCCGGCAGATCTCCGACGAGGAGAAATCCCACTTTGACAATATCCACATGGGTATTGACTGGGGTTGGTATCCTGACCCGTTCCATTGGTCGAAGATGCACTACGACAGCACCCGGAAAACCCTGTACATCTACGACGAGTACCGGGCGAACAAGCAAGGCAACGCGGAAACGTGGAACAACCTTGTTATGCTCAAGGGCGTTACCGGCACGGATCTGATTACCGCTGACAGCGCCGAGCCTAAGAGTGTGGGCGACTACCGCGACTATGGTGCGTTGTGTCGGCCCGCCATCAAAGGCCCGGACAGTGTGCGCTACGGTATCAAGTGGCTGCAATCGTTGAAAAGCATTGTCATTGACCCGGTTCGCTGCCCGGAAACGGCGAAAGAGTTCCAGAACTACGAATACGAGCGAACCGACGACGGCGACATTATCAGCGGTTATCCCGACGAGAATAACCACAGCATTGATAGTGTCCGCTATGCGATGGAACGCGTGTGGCGGCGTAAAGGTCAGTAATAGTCAAAAATACTTGACTTTCCGGGGCCGTTTGATACAATTACGGTATCAAACACCGGGAGGCGTATTTATGGCAATCTGTCCGAATTGCGGAAGTGACAAATTCCGCTATGAGCTGCGCAGCGCAGGCACGCGCTCCAAATCGAACTACTACCGAACAGGTGTGGACGATAGCTGGATCGTCCCCGCAGGTCAAAAGACCTATAAAAGCCAGCGGAAAGACAAGACGGTCGGTTTTTGTCCCGACTGCGGCCACATCGAGGATAAGCAGGCCCAGCAGAAAAGCGGGTGGTACTACGTTCTGTGCTTCATGTTCTGGCCCTTCACTCTGTCCGTCTGGTTTTATCGGGCGAAATCCATCCAGCTTGATAAGAAATGGCGCGCCCTGATACTTGCAGGTGTGTGGGCGCTGTTCTTCCTGTGGGCGGCAATGCTCCCACCACAATAACCCCAATATCTGTTAGAGGACTACCGAAAACTCGGTAGTCCTCTTTTTATTCTGCAAAAATGAGGGCGGTGAAACAACTTCCCATGTTTACAAGACTATTAAACTTCGTTCGGCAGGTGATAAGGCGAATGATTCACTATAAAGATATTGAAACCGTTGAACACGTTGAAACGCCGCTTTCCAATGAGATGGCGAACGCGCTCGACGATTGGTACAATATGTATCTCAACAAAGCGGACTGGTTAAAGGCTGACACTGTGAAGTCGCTGAACCTGCCCGCTTTTATTTCGTCTGAAATTGCACGGCAGATTGTTCTTGAAATGAAATGGAACATCACCGGCAAGGGCAAAGACGGCGAAACCCAGTCCAAGGACGGCGAGGACATTATGAACCCCCGCGCCGAATACCTCAAGGCTGAGTTTGAGAAGTGCATCACCGTCCTGCGGCAGAAGCTCGAACAGGGCTGCGCTGCAGGTGGCATGGTCGTGAAACCCTACACCAAGGACGGACACATCTACTTCGACTGGACGATGGACTGGAGCCTTTATCCTATCGCTTTTGACGACGACGGCAACCTTGCCGACGTTATCTTCCGCGACATTTTCTGTGAGGGCAAAACCGTTTATACCCGTTTGGAGCGGCATACCGTCGAGGGCCAGAACGTCAAGATCACGCAGCGGGCTTTCAAGTCCAATATGCGTGATGCCATCGGCACCGAGATCAATCTGTCCGAGGTCGAACAGTGGGCGCAGCTCAAGCCCGAGGCGACGGTCAAAAATTCCGGCGGCCAGATGTTCGGTTGGTACAAGGTTGCCGCTGCAAACAGCATTGACGTGGACAGCCCCATGGGCGCATCCTGTTTCTGCAAGGCCAAGGATACGATCAAAGAGGCCGATATGCAGTATTCCCGCCTGCTGTGGGAATATGAGGGCAGCGAGCTTGCCATTGACGTTGACCCCACCGTCCTGCGGCCCAAGAAAACAGAGGGCGGCGGTATGGAAATGCCCAAACTGAATCAGCGGCTTTTCCGTGCCGTTGACGCAGATAAGGGCGACCGCGACTTGTACAGCGTCTTTTCTCCCGCGATCCGTGACGCGAATTTGGTCAACGGCCTCAATCAGTTGTTCATGCGCATCGAAGATCAGTGCGGCCTTGCCCGTGGTACGATCTCCGACGCGAACACCGAGGCTCGTACCGCAACGGAGCTGCGAATCATCAAGCAGCGATCTTATGCGACCATTGCTGATAACCAAAAGGCCCTTGAGCATTGCCTCAAGGAAGTTATCCGGGCGATGGACGTGTACGCGGATCTGTACAAACTGGCCCCCGACGGTGAGTATGAGGTTTCCTTTGAGTGGGACGACAGCATTATCACCGACACCGAACAGCAGCTCAATGAGCGGCTTATGCTGCTGGGTGCTGACCTTATGAGCAAGGTGGAGTTCCGTATGTGGTACTTCGGCGAAACTAAGGATCAGGCTATTGCGGCGGTCAAGGCCATCGCTGAGGAAAAGGCCGAGGAACAGATGGTCGGCATGGAAAAACTGCTGCCCAAGATGCCCGGAGGCCCTGACGATCCCACCAAACCCGGGAACCCCGCTGTCCCCGGCGGCAACAATCCCAAGGGGAACAAGACCCACGGAAAAGAGGAATAACCCATGAACGCACCCGAAAACTGCTGCACCTGTGCGCACCGGTTCCAGTGCCGTAGTTGGTACGGCGGCACCGGCTGCCAGTACAGGGGCGAAATCGCAAAGAAGGTAACGGAGGGCTGAAATGCTGACCGAAAAGGAGCTTGAGGCTGCTATCAAGCGGATCACGGGTCGAATCGACGAAGTGAACCGCCTGTATATCAGGAAAATCGCGGCGCAGCTCTTGAAAATCGGTGAGCTGAACGCCTCCAGTATAAACCGAATCGTTGTCATGGTGGAAATGGGCAAGGACATCCGGGAGATCACCCGGGAGCTGGCCCAAGCAACCACCATGAACATCCGGGACATTTATCAGATCTACCAAGCGGCCCTATCGGACAGCTACACAGATCCGAGATTCCAGGCAGCGCTGCAAAGTCAGCCCCTGACCCCGGAGCAGAGTGAAAGAATGACCATGTTCGCGCAGAATGTCGCAAAACAGACCGCGCAGACCATGATAAACCTTTCCAACACAACGTCCATCATGCCTAACTACAAAGATGCCATTGACCGGGCCATCGTTGCAACGTCGGCAGGATTGACGGGCTATAAAGAGGCCGCGCGCGACATTATCCGTGACGTAGGCTATAACGGCCTGCAGGTCTATTATTCGAGTGGGTATCACCGCCGTTTGGATACCGCCATCCGGCAGAATATCATTGACGGCGTGAATCAGATCAACCAACACGCTTCACTCGCCATGGGCGACGCACTGGGGTTTGACGCGGTGGAGATTTCCGCCCACGCCCACAGTGCGCCCGACCATGAGCCGGTGCAGGGCCGTGTTTTTCTCAGGGCCGAATACGAAAAAATGCAGGCGGGTTTCGATTTCTACGATGTTGACGGAAACTTTTATGAAGGTTTCCGGCGGCCTATCGGGGAATGGAACTGTATGCACATCGCCATGGCCTTTTCCACGAAGCACTCTAAGCGCCGATACACCGACGAACAGCTCAAACAGTGGGCAACGGAAAACGCGGCGGGCTGTGACATCAACGGCAAGCACTATACGATCTACAAGGCCCGGCAGCTCATGCGGGAGCTTGAAACCGAAGTGCGTCGGGAAAAGGACGCCGCAAATGCGGCCCGGATCAACGGCAACGACATGGATGCCCGGAGATCCCATCAAAAGAACATCAACGCCCTTACGAAAAAGTATTATGCTGTCGCTCAGGCCGCAGGGCTGAGGGCGCGCAGCGATAGACTGTCCGTGGAGGGCTTTAAGATGGTCAAAGTATAGGAGGCAAATTATGAAACAGTTGAACAGAATCCAGAAGCTCGAAAACCTCAATGACGTTTTCGCCATCGATGAACCCGGCCCCGGCGGCGCGAATCACCTGTACGAGGTGGTCAAGCTGAACACCGGCAGAATTTGCGAGGAGGACGGTACGTTCCGTACCCGGCCCGAAAATATGCTGCTGACCGTGCAGATGCAGGAAGGCCCCCGGAACAGTCCTGACGCGATTCACGGCGTTCTGGACACCGATCTGTTAGAGATCGTGCGCGACCGGCTGATTGCCTTTCAGGCTGGCCCCTATGCGTGCCGCGAAAACGCCTGCGCGCTGACCCACATCGAGGAGGCTCTTTTGTGGATGAACAAGCGCGTGGAGGATCGTATCACGCGCGGCGTGCTGGGCACTTACGAAAAGTAAGCCGGAAAGCGCGACCACACTAAAATGTAAACCCATATTCCCGCTTTCAAACACGGGGCGACAAAAGACCCGCCTCAAAATACGGCCCGTCAAGGGGCCTTGTACAGCGTTCTACGGCAATCCGCCGTAGGGCGCTTTTTTCATTTCGTTATTAAGGCACTCAGCCTTGATATAAAAATTATCCCCGCGACACGGGATCTAAACTGTCGTCGGCGCAGCACTCAGTTACGCCGGAAAAATGGAGGAAGTATGAAACTCAACGAATTGCTGTCCCCGGAACTGTTCCAGCAGGTGCAGGCCAGAATCGACGAAGTGAACGCCGGTCAGACCGACAAGACGAAGCACGTCCGTTTCGCGGATCTGTCTGAGGGTGGTTACGTTTCCGTCGAGCGCCACAACTCCCAGATCAATGGCCTCACTCAGCAGGTCAACGACCTTACCGGCCAGATCAGCCAGCGTGACGCAGACATCACCGACCTGCAGGGCAAGTTGACCGCTGCACAGGGCGACGCCTCTAAGCTGGCCGACGTGCAGAATCAGCTCGGCAACCTGCAGACCAAGTATCAGCAGGATCAGCAGGCATGGGATGCCAAGGTCACGAAGCAGCGCAAGGAATTTATGGTGCGTGAACAGGCCAACAGCCTGCACTTTTCTTCCGCAGCCGCTAAGCGCGACTTTATCAGTCAGGCGCAGGCCAAGGATTTCCAGCTCGACGGTGAAACCCTCGTCGGCTATGGCGATTTCCTGACCAAGTACAAGGCTGAGAACCCCGGCGCTCTGGTCGA